GCTACAGTAATCTAGCTAGGAGGCTTTAGGATGGCGCAGACGGCGACGACGGGCAATCTGGAAAATGCCCAGAAGATCATTCTTGCGGCAAGTAGGTATACGGAGGAGCATAACGCTCCTGCGCTGGCGTTGATCGAGCAGTTTAGCCTTCCGAAGGGGGCAAAGCAGGTCACCGTCCCCAAGGTTGGCCAGATGTCCATGTCTGACCTCGTAGACGGCCAAGATATTATTGACGAGGAAGACATCGGCATGACCACGGTTGATCTCACGGCGAGCGAGGTTGGCGCTAAGGTTATCCTCACTGACAAGCTGGTCCGGCAGGCCGCCGACAACGTCTTCTCCATGATAGGAAGGCAGCTTGGTGACGGCATGGCGAGAAAAAAAGACACGGACGTAATTGCCCTGTGGCCTAACCTTAATGATGGCACGATCTTATCTGCGGATAACCAGACATTCTCTACGGCGAATGTTCATGCCGCTATAAGTAGGGCGAAGGCCAATAAGTTTGGAAGCCAGCTTTACATAATTCATCACCCAAACGCGGTTGCGGAACTTTCTAAGGCATCGGCTACAACTGCCGACACTGCTGCCGCTGCTGGACTTACGAGCGGTTGGAGCGTCGATCTGTTGCAGAACTTCTACAGCGGGCTCCGCCCCATCAACGGCGTCAGCATTTTTGAGGACGGGAATATCGCAAAGATTGGCACCACGGACTCGGGATATGGCGTTATCGCTGACAAGACGGCCATGGCGGCCCTTACCAGCGTAGACACGAGGACTGAGCGACAGCGCGACGCCTCTCTCAGGGCCACGGAACTGGTAATGACCGCAGACTACGGTGTGTTTGAGCTAGACGACAGCCGGGGCGCAGCGTTCAGGGCAGAGATTGGCGACCTTGCCTTCTCGTAGGCATAAGTAAGTGAGGGTAAGTAGTGGTAGGGATAACTGAGCGCAACCAGCAGAAGCTGGAGCTAGCTAATGCAGGCTTCTCGTTAAAGTACATAGACGAGTGGCAACCCAAGGCGACCCTATATCGGCACAAGCCTAGCTACAATGCAGAAGGCAGTGTGTCAGAGGATATTGGCACTACGGTAAAAGGGGTTCCTGGAGAGCCCGGATACGTGTTGCGTAAGGCTAAGATCGGACTATTCCCCTGGGCTCCTGGTGCAAGCTGCGAGTGCCAGTGGTGCGTCGGGCAGCGCCCCGGGCCTACGGACTCGTCCGTCAGGCAGGCTGCTGATAGCGTTTTCGCGATTGTCGGTAGCCAGCTTGGCAATGATGTGGCGCAGGCTGTGCCTGCAAAGCCCTCGATCAGCGTCTATTGCCCGGTCTGCAATGCGGAGATTATAGGGGCATCGCGTGCGGGGGCTCAGTCTAAGCTGAGGGCTCACGCCAAAACTCACTAAGGGTTAATGCTTGGGGCGGCTGTAACGATAGGCCGAGGCCGCCCTCGGGCAGTGCAAATATCGGCCTATCGCAGGACATAGGAGCCTGTAAATTTAAGCCTTAAAGGAGGTTTGGAAATGTCGTTTCCAAAAACAATTAGTGGAAGTTATGGGTGGGAAAAACAAACCACATCAGCACAGAGGCAAGTCCTTGGGGCTGAGATGGTGTTTGCAGATGGTAGAAAGTACAGATATGTAGAGAATGGCGGCACTGCTATTGAGGAAGGAATGATTGTAGCGAGTGAGGCTCCTGCCGGTAACCATGATGAAGACCTAGCGGTAGCAACAACTGCTGCTGGCTCTAGTTCGGTTACCGTCACGCTTGGTGCAACCGCTGCTGCAAAGAATCTATATGCAGAGGGGTATCTGTTCTTCAACTTACCTACGCTTTCAACAGCGGGGTCAAGGGTCTTTTACAAGATCAAGAGCCATCCTCAAGCTGACGGTTCTGCTACATTAGCCCTGACTCTTGATGAGCCAGATGCTACAGTTATTGCCGTTACTAACGGAACAGAGACAGCGGGTCTAATCAAGAGCCCTTATAAAGATATAGTAGTAGCTCCTGCTGCTGTAGCAGGACGCTTTGTAGGTCTGTCAGTTTGTCAGGTTGCTGCTGACTACTTTGGGTGGGTACAGGTTGCAGGCATGGGTGTAGCTGCTATGGACGGAACACCTGCCGTTGGCACACTTGTTGGTGCTAGTTCTAACCACGCAGGTTCGTTACTTGCCGTTGGGGCAGATACGACTCCTGCTCTTGCTAGGACACATGGTAAAGCTGGTGTGAACGACGAGTATCACACCGTAATGTTGATGAACCTGTACTAAAAGTGGTAACTGAACTCTGGACCCCGCAGGTGGTCACGAGTCACGCCGTGTCCCCTGCGGGGCACAACGCTGAGACCGGCGGGCAGATACAGTCACACATCTTCCGGGTACACGACCCTGTCACGGGCAAGAGGCATAAGTTCTGCGTCCTTGCAGACGACGAGACCTCACAGGCGCACCTCGAGGACATGGCTGCCCAGGCCGTTGACACTTGGCTTACCGAGATCAGGCAAAAAGATCATAAGCCTGCTCCTAATGCTGGGCAGCGTAAGGAGATAGGCAAGATCCTGGACGAGATCAGGACCAACCGCATCAAGCGCAAGGAAAGTTCCAACGGCAAGATCTACTACTCTGGACTGAAGGGGGCTAAGTATGGCGGGCACGGAAATACAGGTAACGGAAGGCGACCTGTCAGAGGTGCTTCGCCTCAAGGTTAACGAGGTTACGAACCTGCAAGTCCAGCTAGTTGCGATGACCCGGGCAGTGACCGAGCGCAACCAGAGAATAGACGATCTTGAAGCCAGGCTTGCCAGCTTGAATAGTAAGGAGGCTGTAGATGCCGAGGGTAGGGAAGAAAAAGTTCCCGTACACTAAGAAGGGCAAACAGGCCGCCGCTGCCTACGCGAAGAAAACTCGCAAGAAGGCACGCCGGTCTGGATACTAGTATTTGATGGGGTGCAGGGATGGCAGTTATCCAAGGAAGAACCCGCGCCCAGCTTCGCCGGAGCATTGGCTACAACTTAGGCGCAGTATATGTCTCGTCGGCTAGTGACAATTCCACTGCCACGAATGAGATAACCGACAACACGCTTATAGGCGCGGACGACAACCACAACGGCAAGTGGGTAGTCTTTAACGACGCTAGCGGGACAGCGGGGCAGGTTACCCGTGTCAGCGACTACACCTCTAGCTCGACTAAGCTCGAGGTGTCTCCTGCGCTGGCCGCCAATCCAGCCACCAGCGACAGCTACGAGCTGTGGGATGCTGAGTTTAACCCCGCGGTTATCGACGACTTCCTCAACCAGGCGATCATAGAGTCCACGGGTCACGCCTGGGACCCGGTAGAAAGCCTGGCTTTCCATACAGATGGGGGCATATTGCGGCTGGATGTCCCGTCCGGCATCTCTATGGTTCGAGACCTCTTCTACCGCAATAGCGTGGACTTTACCCGGCTTCACTCCTGCAACAGCGCATTCGATGAGACCGTGGACTCGGACTTCACGGTCACTGCTGATACGGAGATCAAGAAACAGGGCACTGCCAGCAACAAGTTTGTCATAGCTGGCGGAGCCAGTGCTGGCGACATTGCCACCGACTCGTTTGGCAGCAAGGATATCAGCGGGTACGACTACATCGAGCTCTGGGCCAGGAGTACGGTGGCCACCAGTGCTGGCAACCTGAAGATACTCCTTGACGACACGGCCAGTTGTGCTTCGCCCCTAGAGACCCTGAGCGTTCCTGCCCTAACGGCGGATACTTGGACATTCTGCCGGGTGGCCTTGGCCAACCCTGAAAGCGATACCGCGATCATCTCGATAGGCCTTGAGTACGACTCCGACCTCGGGGCCTGCACCGTCTGGCTGGACGATATCAGCGTCGTCAAGAACGATACGGCTAAATGGATTAAGCTGCCGCGTCACCTGTGGTGGATAGACAAAGAGGCTAAGGACGTTGTGATGGATAGCTACGTCCATGGCGTGGCCCGCTACAATCTCCTCAAGCTCGTAGGCGGGGACAAGCCCGCGCTACTTAGCGCAGACTCGGACACCTCCGAGATCAGCGAGCGTTACCTGATCGCGGCTGCCACAGCCAGGGCTTTCGCGGCCAACTCTGGCGGGCAGGGCACGGACCCAGACCAACGACGCGGCCAGGCGGGCTTCTGGTTTGGCATGGCAAACTCTGCCAAGAGGGCGCTGCCCCTTCTGACTAATGTACGGCTGGTCGAATAGTGGCCGCCAAGGTAGAGAGCCCTAACGAGATTAGCCTGAACGGGGTATTCTACCCTATCGCCAGGCCTGTCCAGAGCGTACTCGCTTCCTTATACCCCTCCAAGGTCGTCATAGGCGACACCACCAAGGACAGCCAGGCCCGCACCTCCGTTATTGCGTGGTCGGACTGGCGTGGAGGGATAGGCGTCAACCGCATGGAACACGGCGGAGACGTTAACCGTGCGTGGTGGAGTACCCTCCAGCTACGCTATAAGAACCACCTGATCCTGCCTGGGCTGGACAACGACGCTGCGGCCAATGGCACCGCCACCAGCCTAACAGGCCCTACGATAGGCGCTATCGCAGAGTACGCGAATGCTGTGTATGTGGCCTGGAACGGCTCTATATCCCAAGACGCCAAGGTATACCTGTACAACAATACGTCCGACGCCTGGGGCTCGGCTCTAGCTACGCCTAGCGACCAGGTTACGGATACCGTAACGTGGCGCACCTTGGCCTCAGAGACATTCCTGATCTTCGCCCACTACGATACCAACGGATCGGGCTACACCCGGTTTGATGGCTCTACGTGGACGGAGGACGCCTTTGACACACAGTATGTGGCGGTCTGGGACGACCGTCTCTGGGGCATAAGCTATGCAGGGCAGCTATGGTACTCAATCGTAGCTGGCACCGAGGTGACCGACGCCAAGCTGCCCCTGCCTCCTGGCTCTGTTACTGCTCTATTTGTGGCCCGAGACGCTGGCGGTGAGCCGATTATCTATGCGGCCACCAAGAAGGGGTTGTTTGCCCACGATGCCGCAAACTCTCAGTTTGTGCAGACGGAGCTGACCCTGCCCAATCATCCCTTTGCTGGTCGGGGCACGATCAGATGGCGCGACAGTATCTACATGCCTGCGGGGCTGGGGCTGTACAGGTATATCAACCAGGCTGGCGGGGCCGTCCTGACCATCGCAGGGCCTGACCGCGATGACGGGCTCCCAGCCGACAACCGAGGCACCATCAAGTACATGAGCGGCTCTCACAACGAGCTGTTCGCTGGCGTGGACTCCTCCACGGCTGCAAAGATAGTATCCTCTAGCTCCTTGCCGTATCAGTGGCAGAGCCACCAGGGGTCTACGGTAATTGATGCGGACACAGGCTACTCATCTATCCTGGGGTATAACGAGCTAGGCTGGGAAACTAAGTGGGCAGCCACCACCGTAGGCAAGAGCATTCAGCATATGCTGGTCAGTGACGCCTACAGTGAGTACCGTCTCTGGTGGGGGTTCGACGGCGAGATCAAGTTTATGAAGATCCCGTCGGACATCATCAACCCCTCCTTTGTGTCGGACTTTGAGTTTCGGGTCAGCGGAACACATGAGACGCCCTGGTTCAACGCGGGCCAGAGCGAGGTCGATAAGCTGGCACTCAAGCTGCGGACCGAGGTGCAGGACGCCAGCAGCACCGAGACGGTGACCGTCTCGTATGCCACAGATTACAGTGAGAGCTATACGTCGGCGGGGTCGGCTATTACCTCAGATGGCATCACCACCTACACGTTTGGCTCCAAGGCGGGCACCACGTTCCGGGCCATCAAGTTCAAGGTTGCGCTGGCTCGGACAACGAACACATCGACGGCTAACTACAAGAAGCTGACCCCAGACATGGTTAGCCTGACCCTCGAGTGGCGAAAGAAGCTGCCGGCTAAGTGGGGCCATCAGATTCAGATAGATCTTAGCAAGGACGACTACAAGGGCAAGAGCCCGAAGGACTTGCGGGCCGCGCTCCTCTCCGCGATCGAGTCAACCACGCTGGTGGAGTTCACCTTCCGGGACGACTCGGGAGGCGACCGCAACTTCTACGTGGACGTTACCTCTGCTACCGGGTTGGAGTTTTCGGGCTACGACGAGCGGGGGCAGTCTACGGTCAGCTTGGTGGAACCATGATCCTTGATG